TGAATTTTGGGCATCACACTTTGCGTTGGCACCTCGCTCAGATCCGCGCAAATCGCACAACCTGCGATCTGGTGGCCGCGCATTACGCGCATGACGACGACAACCCCGCTCGACGCACGATTGCCAAAGGGTTGGCTGACCTGCTCAAAGCGAAATCCGAAGATCTTCCCGAAAGTCTGCGATGACACAAAGCGAGTACGTCAAACACAGTGGCCTAACCAAAGGTCGAGTCTCTCAGTTGGTTTCCAAAGGTATGCCTTTGGACTCAGCCGAAGCCGCCGATGCTTGGCGTGGGTCATCGGCTCAACGTCGCAAAGCAGCTATCGAAGCGAGCCATATTCGCTCAGAGCCTATCGATGGACCTTACCGACCACCAGAAGCCCAAGAGAAGGTGGACCGCTCGCAAGTCGCTAACGACACTCCGCAGGGAGCGTATGAGCGACAGAAGGAGATTGAACGTGCTGCCTATGGTCTAGCCGTCGAAAGCCTCAGAGCGCGATCTCTGGATGCTGGCCGCATGGTCTCGGTGCATTCAACCGCAGCCAAGAACTTGATCTCAGCACGTCAAGACGTTCTCGACCTCGCAGAGCGTGAGCGCAAGCTAGTGTCTGGCGATTGGGTCAAGAAGGCGATGTTGGACCATGACGGAGCGGTTGCTCAGTTGCTCAAAAGTATGCCGAAGCAGCTTGCCGGTCGCATTGCGCCGCATGACCCAGAACACGCCGAGAACGAGCTAGAGCGTTGGGTTCAGGATGTATGCTTGAAGACGTTACACCAGACAGATCCATGGAAATCCTGAACTGCCAGAAGCCGCGAGGGTTAGAGGCTCTCCGTCAGAACAAGATCGCGCTGCGAGCCATTGAGCGTGACACGGTTCTCAGATTCCTGCCGATCGCAGACGACAAACCATCGCGCATCGACGGTTTCATCTGGAACCAGAACACCGGCACGATAACCGGAATCTATGAGGTAAAATCTCGGAACTACGGACTGGAGAAGCTGGAATCGACCTACAGCAACGAGTGGATGGTTTCATGGGGAAAGCTTCAAGCCGCGCTTGATATCACCAAGCACACAAAGCTGCCGTTTTGGGGAGTGCTGCACTTGGAGCCTGACGGTCTGGTGCTGATGGTTGAGATCTTCAATGAGAACGCGACGTGGGGTTGCAACGTGCAGTTGCGCGATAAGCTATGGGATGGAGTCAGTGAACGTATGGCATTCTTGAACATGAGTGAGGCTCGAAAGCACCGCATCGTGGACAATCAAACCGAGCTTTTCTGATGCGAGATCTTGAGCGTGAAATCCTAGAGTTCCGTCGTCAAATCTACCGTCCGTCACCACGTCAGACTGTTGTGGAATGGAGCGAAGCCAACCTCACGTTGACACAACGGCAGACTGAACATCCCGGCCCATTCTCGACCGCTGTCCGTCCGTATTGCCGTGAACCTTTGGAGTGTTGGAAAGATCCGTCAGTGTCAGAGGTCACGTTGTGTTGGGGGTCTCAAACATCCAAGACAACGACGCTGATGGCCGGTCTCGCATGGGCTATCGACACTGAACCGAGTCCCGCGCTGTGGCTGATGCCAAGTGAGAATCTCGCTCGCAGCTTTTCAAAGTCTCGGTGGCTCCCGATGCTGGAAGACTGTCCCGCGCTGGTTAAGAGATTCCCTGCGGATAAAGACCAAATGACGAATCTGGAGCAGCAATTCGACCGCTGCACGTTGACCTTTGTCGGCTCCAACTCACCGGCAAATCTGGCATCTCGTCCCGTCCGAATCTTGGTCGCTGACGAAGTGGACAAGTTCGCTGAAGCCACCGCCAAAGAAGCCGATGCATTGGACCTCGCAGAGCAACGACTCAAAGCGTTCTCAAGCTCAAAGGCATTCTTTACCAGCACTCCGACAACCTCTGAGGGTCGAATTTGGCAGCGATTCCTGAGGGGCGATCAGAGACGGTATTACATCCCGTGTCCGCATTGCTCCGAATACATCAAGCTGGAGTGGCGGCAGGTGACTTGGGACAACGCCAAGACCGAAGACGGACGACCTGACTGGCAGAAGATCCGATCATCGGCTCATTACGTCTGCCAACTCTGTCAGGGAAAGATCTCTGACAGCCAGAAGGTTGCAGGGTTACGCAACGGCAAGTGGATTTCTGAGAATCAAGCGAGCCTTCCGAGCGTTCGCTCTTACCACCTGTCGAGCCTTTACAGTCCTGATCGTAAATGCACTTGGGGACACTTGGCAGTCTCATTCTTGGAAGCCAAAGCTTCAATGATGGGACTTCAGGGTTTTGTGAACGGTATGCTAGCGGAACCGTGGGAGAACCAAGAGAGTCAGCAAGAGCGAGTCGAGGTTGTTTCCGACTCCGGTCTGCCAGAAGCAAGACGCTATCTGACCGCTGACGTTCAAGCCGCTGCACCGTTCTTGTGGTGGGTCTGCCGAGAGTGGAGCAAAGGTGACTCGCGTCTTGTCGCTGCCGGTCACGCTGACGATTTTGCCGCTCTACGACGGGTTCAATTGCAATACAACGTGCATGATATGGACGTTGGCATTGACTCGGGTTTTAACTCGCAAGCGGTCTACGATGCTTGCGCTGAGTTCTCGCAGACTTCAAGCAACCCGATAACCTACCCGTGCGGTCTCCGGTATCCACCAGAAGGTGGACTCCGAAAGCCGATGTTAATCGGTTGGCTCCCAATGAAAGGTCGAGAGACTGGAGCAAGATTCACCAGCAAGACCGGAGCAATCCATCCGTTCGGCATTTCGACATCAACGTCAATGAGAACCGATGCGGTGCAGCCGCTGCTGGTGTTCGACACTGAGCATATGCGTGAAGTTCTCCAGCGGCTCCGTAAAGGGTCTGATTCCAACCAATGGACTGTCTGTAGCTTACCAGCACCGCTAGAGGCTGAAGGCGCATTTGCGGCTGATGCTGACACATACTGGAAGCATTTGGATTCTCACATTCTCAAACCAACGGCTAACAGAGCGGGTCGAATCAAACATCTCTGGTTCAAGCGAAACACTCGCTGGCCCGATCACTTGCACGACTGCGAGCTTATGCAATTGGCAATGGTGATGCTGTGGAACGATCTGGCGTCCAGCACCGCTGAAATTTCTGGTAGTTGACAGACTCACCGCTCTGTGGATAGTCCGCGCAAGTGTTCACATACACAGTAGCGACAAAGCGAACTTACTTGCGTACCACCTACGCGAGCAGAGGCTCTTTGACGCTGCTGGAAGCGTTGACCGCTAAGTTGACGGTCTCGGCTAACTCTCAAGAGTCCGGTCAGATTGTCAGACAGACCTCTAGCAGTGACGTTTCTGTGGAGTTCGCTGAACCCGGAAAGGGTACGGCGGCTCCGCTTGAGATGCTGGAAATGTGGGAATCTCTGTTGGGGGATTACGACTACGCTGTGACTTTGTTGTCTGGCGATGGAATCACTAGCCCGACTGATCTCCAGATCTACAACAAGATGCTTGGTGCAATCTTGATTGCGACCACTCGTTACTACGGAGACTTCACGCAGTTCCGCAGAGAGCCAACCGTCAGGATGTCTTAAATGGGAATCCTAGCCACCATCCGAGAGAAGCTCTTTGCTGCTCCTGCTAACAAGTACGAAGGAGCGAGCCAGTCTTTGCGTCGTTCGTATCTTGATACGTCTTACACGTCTGCTCGTTTTGACGTTACCAGTTCGACCCGACAAGCCATTGTCCGAAAGTCGCGTTTCTTTGAACAGAACAACGCGATAATGAACAGGTTGGGAGACCTGTTTGAGTCTTACACCGTTGGCTCTTCGTTCTCTGTTCAACCTGCTTCTAGCGATCCCGCTTGGAATCTTAAGGCTAAGAAGTGGTTTGATATCTGGTGCCGATATCCCGATATCGGTTCCCGTCAGTCGTTCTCGACGCTCATGGGTCAAGCCGCCCGTGGGTGGTTTTATGACGGTGAGTCTTTTCTTTTGTTGACCCGTGGAGAGAGCGGAAAGCCGCGACTCCAACTGATTGAGGCTCAATCCATTGCAACTCCGGTGGGTATGGAGTCTGACCTGACAGTGTTTGACGGTATCCGGTTTGACCCGAAGACGGGACGTGCCGTCGCCTACTTCATCGGTTCCGAGAAAACGCAGGGAAATCTAGTCGATGTTCGCTCCATTCCTGCGGACTCGGTTGTTCACATTTACGAGCCGAACCGTCCCGGCCAACTCCGAGGTCTCCCGTTCGTCAGTGCGGTTATCAATGATCTCCACGATCTCGACGACCTCCAGAAGCTGGAGATGGAGGCTTGCAAACTCGGAGCCTCAGTCGCTCAGATCGTTAAGACCGTAAGTGGTGAGATCCAAGCTTCGAGTCTCCGCGCTGGCATTGGTGCGAATGTCACCCCAAACACTGCTGAGACGTATTACGAGCAAGTGTTCGGTTCTTCAGTTAAGGTTCTGAAGAACGGAGACACTTTCGAGCAGTTCGCTACGGAGCGTCCCGGTGTCAATATGCGGGAATATTGGAGGCAACTGACAGAAAAGGTCTGTGCCGGTGTTGGTATTCCTTATGTTCTTGTTTATCCCGAGTCGATGCAGGGAACTGTCTATCGCGGTGCGCTAGATATGTCCGCTGTTTGGTTCCGCTCGCGTCATCAAGTGATGGCTTCTGCTGCTCGTCGTATTTACGAGTATGTTATGGAGTATGCGATCAAGAGCGAACCGACTCTTAATGATGCTCCGTCTGACTGGTACGAAGTTTCAATCACTGCTCCGCGCTCGCCCAATGTTGACGTTGGCCGTAACTCTGCCGCTCAACTTGCAGAACTTGAGGCCGGTGTTGTGACTTACGATGAAGTCTACGGTGCGCGTGGACTTGATTGGCGTTCTGCTCTTGAGGCTAAGGCTCAACAAGCTTTGTTTGTGCGTCAACTCGCTGACAAATACGGAGTTGATGTCTCTGAGATTTCGGTGATTCAGAAAGAGCGTCCTGCGGCTAGTGCTGCACCTGCTATTGACATTGAAGATGATTCTTCTGAATCTCCGTCGCCAGTTGCTCCGTCTGAAGGTGGATCACAACCGCTTGTTGTAGAACAAAGCGAAGTGACTGCTTCAGTCAAAAAGCAACGTAAGCCGCGAGCCAAGAAAACCGAATGAGCTTCACCAAGAAATCAGATTGGCTCTATTACTCACCGGCAAATTCTGCTGGTGAGACTTCGACCATCCAGATCTTCGATCAGATTGGTCAGGACTGGTATGGAGGCAGCGGACTGTCTGCCAAACAGTTCTCGGATGTTCTCAATGAGATCGGCAATGGTCCGCTCTTGATTGAGATCAACTCTCCCGGTGGCAACGTCTGGGACGGTCTCAGCATCTATAACCAGCTTCGCGGTCGCAAAGCTCCGGTGACCACTCGGGTTGTCGGAATTGCGGCTTCAATTGCTTCCATCATTGCTCTTGCCGGTGATCGCGTCGAGATGGCTGATGCCGCTCTCATGATGATTCACGATCCGTCTGGAATGGCCGCTGGCACTTCCGAGGATATGCGGAAGATGGCTGATGCTTTGGACCAACACGCCGAAGTGTTGGTTGGAGTGTACGCCAAGAAGACCGGAAAATCGCCAGAATCCATCCGCGCTGCGATGAAAGCGGAGACTTGGTTCACCACCGAGGAAGCGATGATGTTCGGTCTTTGCGACAAACCTATCAAACAACTCGCGATGGCTGCTAAATGGCATCCGCGAGCCGTGACTAAGACGGCTCCACCCACGGTCAAGAGCAATCTTGAGCGCGGAATCAAACAGTATGAGGAAGGTCTCGGCGGTGATGGGCTTGAGGAAGCCACCGTCATTGACGCTCGCAACCTCGTTAAAGGCGAAGAGCCGAGTCCCCAGAAGATTAAGAAAGCGGTCGCTTGGTGGGCTAGGAACGAGCGTTTTCTTGAGGCCGAGCCTAACACTCCTGCCGATGTCGCTGCCAACCTTTGGGGTGGTGCGGCTGGACGCGATTGGTTCACCGCTCTT